TTTGCCAGCCACGAACCCACCAGCCCGGAGCCATAGACGCCAGCAAAATACGACACGACGAAATACGCGGAACGGCGAAAAATCGTCAGGTCGGCGGCGGTGGCCACGTAGAACACGGCCCCGGCAAACGCGCCGAACACCACGCCGTAATCAGTGCCGGTAAGCAGTCCATAAATGCTCGCGCCGGTCAGCGCGCTTCCAGCGGCTGCGGTACCGGAAAAAGGCTCGGACATTACGCCCCCTCGTTAGTGGTGAGTCCTCTCAGAATGAGGGGAATTAAGGCCGCCGTGCTGGTGACCGGAGGTGAGCCGAATAAGCGGTGTATTCGGCTCACAATATGATTCGAATATTTGGTGGGTTTGTTGCCGGTTACCGTTCCGGCGCAACCAGCCGCAGCTGCTGCGGTTTCAAATTGTGGTCCTGTCTATGGTGAGTTTTGCAGCTGACTGGAACATGTAGGCTCCGCATCACTCCCCGCTCTTTGTCTTATTGGCAGCGGGAATCCAGAAAGCAAAAAACCCGCTCAGTGGCGGGTTTATTAACGTTGAACATACAATGCCCATCGTTAACGTCAAATTTACACAAAAACGGCAACTTTGCAAGTATCGTGACGCTAAATTATGAGATTTCTATCATATCTTGCGTACGCGTAACTTTTTTGAGGTGCACATCTGCGTTGCTTTCTTCTTCAAAGCATTTCGTTATCAGGCTTTCATAGAATGGCTTCCAGCTATAGCGCCATGTGCGGTCAGGCAGGCTGTCCAGTTCAGAAAGAATACCGCGGTATGCCACAGAGGATTTGGGCCTGCTGTAGCCCCTGCCCTCGCAGCGTTTGCACTCTTTGTAAACCGGCACCCCCTGAAGCTCTGAATTCTTACGGTCGAGGGTCTTCCCCGTTCCGCCACACTGGCAGCGCTTACTCAGTTGGCCGGTACCGTTGCACTTGCCACAAAGTTGGTGGTCCACGTCCTTTACCTGGCGGAAGACTTCAAAATCAGAAGGAGACTGGCCCATATCTTTGGCGAATTGAGGCAGGCGCATTGTGTAATGGCTCTTGGTGATCACGCTGGTTTTAGTGATCAATCCTTTACCATGACATTTCGGGCAATCGTAACTGTCTGCGGCTGATGAGGCGTAATCGTTAAACGCGAACCGTGCGAGGATCCGCATGCACAGCGGAAACTTTTTCCCGGCAGCTTTGCGCACTGCCATTGGCGCACGCAGGTTCGCGTATTCGGTCAGCCAGGATATGGCGGCATCTTTATCCTGTGGGCTGATCCCCGCTTTTCCCAGATACATGGCAAGCCCGATGCCAGCGTCTGCCTGAGTCATCCCCAGCGCCGCCATAACATCCGTTACCGTTAATTGTTCGCTCGCTGTAGCGCGAACGCTGTCAGAGATGTGCATCCCTTTCGGGGCAAAAAATTTCAATACGCTATCAAGGTTCATCGCGGTCTCCACTCCGTCTACGCCAGCGCGCCAATGGCAAGCGCCCGGTCTAATGTTTTCAGCAGCAGCTCCGGCTGCGTGCCGTATTTGGCTTCAAATGCCCCTACATCCGCATGAAGTTCATCGTGATGCGTTCTGCACAAAGGCAACACGAATAGGTCATGGGCTTTGGTCCCCATTCCGCCCTGGCCGTATCCGATCAGGTGGTGGGGATCGTCTGCTGTTTTGCCGCAGCATGCACACGGCTGCGACTTCACCCAGCGGGTGTACTTCTCGCTCTGCCAGCGGCGGCGCTTCGGTCGCAACATGAACGACTCCGGAGTTTCCGGATCGACCTTCAGCGCCAGCACCTGTTTTACAGCTTCCTCAACGATGCTGGTGGCCGGGACCGAAGGAATAATGTCCGCTTCGCGTGTGACCGACTGGATAACCTGCGCCGGCATGCGCATCGCCTGGCGCGCGACTGACTCCGGGATCACGTGCGCCAGCTTGTTGAATGTCAGCCACCAGCATAATTCCGGCAGGGTCACCGCGTGGGAATCGTCGAATCCCAGGCCGCGCCGAACCACCGACAATACCCAGGCTACCAAGTTTGCCCGCGCAATTCCTGCCAGTTCGGCGGTGAAATGGTCCCTTATTTTATTATCGCAGGACCAGCACAGCCGCAGAGCGCCGGGCTCATGCCGCATAGTCACCAGTTCGTGGTGATGATAGCTGGCATGCGGATACTGGCAGCCAGATTCACGCAATAGCCATGACTCCAGGCTTGCCAGTCCACCAGCACGCAGTATCACTTCGCGATGCTCGAATACAGGCACCATAACCGGGTCTTCTGCAAGTGGCTGGAGCGCCGCTGGTATTTCACCTGTCGGCAGATCGGCCAGTCGCTCCGGTTCGTTTTCCAGCAAAATGCGCCCGCGATAGAAGTGCGGTAGCAGCTCGGGTCCGGGGCGGAAAGCCACCAACCCAAACTCTTTAACGATCACAGGATTCAATAAAGCTCTCACAGACACCTCAATGCACAGTTTCGAGCAGGCGTAACAGCTCCTGAAATTTCGACTCAAAGAAATGCGGCTGTGTTTCGCGCGGGTTCGCCGGGCTGGTTATATTCTTCCCGTACATACAACCCTTCGCAGTCATCGACCAGAAGCGCTTTATTCCATTAGTGCCTGACCGGCTGCGACGTTCTTTTTGTTCAACGATCCCCAGCTTAGCCAGTTGCTGGTATGCCGCCGTTGCCGTGATGCGGATGCCGTTAGCTTTCAACAGAGCACTCAGAGATTGTGTGGGGCGGCTTGAGCCATCTGGTGCGCCAGCTGGTGCGTCAATCGTGTATTGAGGCATAAGATCAGGCAGCCCAGCGACCTGAAGAAGCTTCTGGTATGCGCCCAGTTTTGAAGAATTGGATAGGTTCAACATGCGGGAGGCGGATTCAAGCAGGATCACCCCTGCCTGCACCTGGTCGGCTTTGAGTGTTGCGATACCAGCCTGCTGAAGAGAGTCGAACGTGCGGATCACTTTCAGGTTGAAGGCAGCGCTGATCCACATTGCATAGGAGTAGACCAACTCCTTGCAAACATACGTCCCCTGGTTGTTACCGCCAGCAATGGTAACCAGCGGGGCCGCTCCTGTGATATCAGGAGCGCTCGAAATTTCAGCGATTAGTTCCTGAGTCTGGGTAAGTGAGGCCCAGTTTGATGGCTGATGGCGCTTCTCACCACCGGCAGCGCGGTGTAAATCATTCAGGCAGTAACGACCATCAAGATCACGGCGTACGGAAACGCCGTCAATCACAAGTAATTGACTCATAGCTTTCTCCACTGATTGTATTGCGAGGGGCCTGCACGCCCGCTTCGCTTGCACTTTTTGACATTACTGCCATATCGCTCTTCTTTCAACCCACAGCTGGACATATATCCATCTCCTGAATGAATGGCGTGATGGTTATCTCTACCTTGCCCTTCGGTACCACTGGCCCCCACTCCACCAGCATTCGTTTTACCTGGCTGTCGTCCTCCCAGACTCCCGCATGCGTCAGCGCGTCGAACAGCGCTTTGTTGTAGTTGTCCAGATCGCGGCGGCGCTGATCCGGAGGGAAAAGAGTTATTGCCACCGCCGCAGGCGTGGTTGAAGGCTTGGGCAGGCGGCGCAACTGCTCGACAATCGCCGCGCAGGCTTCGCTCTGATATTTACGCCCGGCGGCACTGACCAGGTGACGACCAGCCAGCGGCCCTTTATTCGGGGCGCGCCAGTAGGTGTTCACGCTCGGTGGGAATGGAAGGGTCAGTTTCATAGCTCGACCCCGCGCATATCGAGAAAAGCGATCGCGTTCTCTCGGGCCCGATCGTCACCATTAAGAAGAGCCTGAATCAGCGAGATAGCTTCATCCTCCACGCTCTGGCCGGTGATTGTGATGCCCCGGGAAACGCCCGGCGTAATGGTGATCGCGCCTTTACGCTGTAGCGCCCGAAGGTGGTCATTAGCCGCGTTCGGAGAACGGCAACCCATCAGGCCTGACAATTCGTAAATCGTTGGCGGGAATTTGTGATCAGCGATGTAATCACTAATCAGATCTAATACTTCCTGTTGCCGCGCTGTCAGTTTCAGCATGCTGATGCCTCCGCTTTTCGCGCTTCCATCAGTATCCGAAAACGGATCCGCAGGGAGCGAATATTGTGCCAGTGATGGCTGGGAATGGATTCCAGGGTCGCCGTAACATCCGCTGCGGTAAAACCATATTCGGCAATGACCTCTGATGCCAGTATCAGCAGCCGGTCCTGCATGTCATTACGGATGCCGTCATGCTCAAAGCTTTGCTGATCCAGCCAGGCGATAACCTGTTGCTGATCGG